CGCGATCCTGGACGCAATGTGCATGAGGCAGAATCATTGGGCGGATATGGGGAAGCGCCTGATGAACGAAGGAAAGCCGCCGCTGAGCGCGGGACAATAAGAGGGTGAAGCGTATGGGACTGATGGAAAAACTTTTCGGGAAGAAAGAACCGCCGGCGGCGGTAAAGGCACAGCACACCTTTCAGCTGCTGGACGGGTACACTCCCGCGTTCCACACCTGGAACGGATCCATCTTTGAGTCGGATCTGATCCGGGCGGCATTGGACGCGCACGGCCGGCACGCGGCGAAGCTGCAGTTCAATATTGAAGGCAGCGCGAAGCCGAACCTGGCGAACCGTTTGCACGTGCAGCCGAACCCGTACAACACATGGAGCCAGTTCCAGTACCGGACGGCCGTGATCCTTTACGCGAGGAACACGGCTTTTTTAGTGCCGACACGAGGTGAGTACGGCGAGGCGAACGGCGTGACCGTGATCCTGCCGGACCGGTGGGAGCTTGTCGAGTACAACGGGACGCCGTACATCCGTTTCTGGCTGGCGAATAACAAGCGGCTTGCCTGCAGCCTGTACGAGGTCGGAATCCTGACCCGGTATCAGTACAAGAGCGACCTGTTCGGCGACAGCAATGACGCCATGAAGGCCACGCTGGACCTGATCGAGATGCAGAGGCAGGGAATCATTGAAGGCATCAAAAACAGCGCCACCTACCGCTGGAGCGCCCAGAGCGACAACTGGGCGACGGATGAAGACCTGGCCAGCGAGATGGAGCGGTTCAACAAGTTCACTTTCCAGAACAAGAAGACATCCGGCGGCCTGGTGCTCTTCCCGAACACCTACACGAACGTGCAGCAGGTGAAGCAGGAAGCGTACAAGGTGGATCCGGACCAGCAGAAGCTGATCAAAGATAACGTCTTTGATTACTTCGCGGTGAACGAAGAGATTATCCAGAACAAGGCTTTCGGCGACGCGTGGCTTGCCTTCTATGAGGGCGCGGTCGAATGGCTGGCCATCCAGATGTCTGACGTCATGACGCGGATGTTCTTCAATGAGCGGGAGCGCCAGTACGGGAACCGGATCTTCTTTACATCGAACCGGCTGCAGTACATGAGTAACGCGGACAAGATGACCGCCGTCAGCCAGCTGGCGGACCGCGGGCTTGCCACGCGGAACGAGCTGCGGGAGATCCTGAACCTGACTCCGCTGCCGGAGCCCTACGGATCACAGATCCCTGCCCGTGGTGAGTATTACGACATTAAAGACCCAGAGCCCGATCCGGACGGTGATCCAGGTTGAAAAAAGTGATCGCCGTCGACTTTGACGGAACCCTGTGCACCAGGAACTGGCCGGGCATCGGAGAGCCGAACACGGAGCTGATCACCCAGCTGATCGAAGAGCAGGAGGCCGGCGCGGCCGTGATCCTTTTCACCTGCCGGGAGAAGCAGCTGCTGAAGGACGCGGTGAAGTGGTGCAAACAGCAGGGGCTTGTATTTGATGAGGTCAACAGGAACCTGAAGGAACGGGTCCGGACATATAAATCGGATTCACGGAAGATTAGCGCGGACGTCTACATCGATGACAGGGCGGCCGCTTTTTCATTTGGCGAACGACTGAGTATAGGAGGGGCTGCAGATGGATAAAGAAACAAGGTCCTTTATCTGCGAGGTTCGAGCAGAGCAGGACGAAAAACACGGAACTTATATTACCGGCCGTCCGATTGTTTACGAACAAAAGACGGACATGGGGTGGTATGAGGAAGCAATTGACAGGAATGCGCTTGTCGGGTGCGATCTTCGCGATGTCCGGTTCCTTGTCGGACACAACACGAGTATGATCCCGCTGGCCCGGAGCCGGAACAACAACGAAAACAGCACCATGCAGCTGATCCCTGGGGATGAAGGCATGGACATCCGCGTGGATCTCGATACGGAGAACAACGTGGAATCGCGTGCTCTTTATTCCGCAACCGGACGTGGGGACATTTCGGGAATGTCCTTCATGATGATTGTGGATAGAGATAAAGACGTCTGGACAGACATCGAAAGCGACTACCCGAAACGCAGGATCATGAGCATTAAAAAAGTGCTCGAAGTGAGTGCGGTCGCTTTCCCGGCGTATGAGCAGACGTCAATCCAATGCGCTTCTGAAGGCTCGACACTGGATAGTGCACGCGCCTCACTGGAGAGTGCGAAGCAGAAGCTGGCGGAGGAACGGGCTGCAGCTGAAGCCACTGAGGCGGAGGCGAAGGCCAAAGCAGTCAGAGAGGAACGCCGGACGGCGTTGGTCGTATGGCTGGAAAACTATGTAAAGGAGGAAAAGTAATATGAACTTTTCCGAAATGGACCGCGAACAGCTTGAGACCCGCCAGGCCGAGCTGATCGAGGAGCTCCGCGCTGAAACGCAGGAGCAGGAGGGCGAAGAACGCGCCGAGATGACGGACGAAGAGATCGAGAGCCGTAAAGCTGATCTCGAAGCCATCAAGGCTGAACTGGAAGCCCGTGCCCTGAAGGCCGCCGAAGAGGCGGAAGCCCGGAAGGCCGTCGAGAACGGCGCCGGCGAGATTAAAGAAGAACACAAACAGGAGGAAAAGAGAATGGAAATTTCCGAAATCCGCAACAGCCCCGAATACATTGAGGCGTATGCCAACTACATCCGCACCGGCAACAACAACGAGTGCCGTACCGTGCTGCTGAGCCAGAACGCGCCCGCGTCCGGCCAGCTGCCTGTCCCGGATCTGGTGGAGAGCACCATCAAGACCGCCTGGGAAAAGAACGAGTTCCTGAACAAGATCCGCAAGACCTACTTCCGCGGCAACCTGCGCGTTCCCTTCGAGCTGAGCGCGACCGGCGCCTGGAAGCACGTTGAAGGCACCACCGGCCTGACCGAGGAAGAAATCACCATCGGTATCGTGCAGCTGGTTCCCCACAATGTGAAGAAACTCTGCCGTGTGACCGATGAGTGCATCGCGATGGGTGGCGAAGAGTTTATCCGCTACATCTACGATGAAGTGACCTACCAGATCCTGAAGGAACTGGTGAAGGAAATCATCGACAAGATCGACGACGCTTCCACCAGCAACAGCTCCTCCGCCATCGGCATCCCGAAGGTCAAGGTCGCTCCTGGCGTCATGGTTCTGGCCAACGCCGCTACCAACCTGAGCGAAGATGCGGACGACCTGTGCGTCGTGCTGAACCGGCTGACCGAAGCGAAGTTCAACACCGCCTATGCGTCCGGCCAGTTCGCGATTGATCCCTTCGCGGGCTTCACGAAGGTCTATACCTCCGCCCTGCCGGCCTATGACACCGCAAACGAAAACGATATGTACGCTCTGGTCGGCGACCTGAAGTCCATTCAGGCGAACTATCCCGAAGGCGAAGGTATCGTGATCAAGTGGGATGATAACACCTATGCTGAAGACGACATCGTGAAGGTTGTCGGCCGTCAGTACTCCGGCTTCGGCGTGACCGCTCCCGGCCGCCTGGTCAAGCTCACCAAGCCCGGCGCCTGATGAAGGTAAAACTGCTGCGGGATTGCAAACCGTTCGGAAGGACCGGGGAGATCGCTGAGGTTTCCCCGGCCCATTTTGAATGGCTTACGTCCCTCGGATATGCCGTGCCGGTGACGGATGCCAGGGAGCAGGCGGAAGCACCGAAGGCTGAGAAAACTGCAGAGAAACCTGCTGCGAAGCTTGCGGCGAAAAAGACAACCAAATCCTCCGCGAAAAAATGAATACTCATGCGGATTTGAAAGGAAGCAATGAAACATGAAACTGATGGTGGCTGTGCCGACAGTGGACTATGTCCACGCGGACTTTGTAAAGAGCCTGTCTCAGCTGTGCCTGAGGCTTGGGACTGTGCAGATCAAGGCGGACGTGCAGGTGGTCAGCGGAACACTGGTGTATATCGCCAGAAACCGGCTGGCGAACCGTGCGATCTCAGAAGAATACACACACGTCCTTTGGCTTGACAGTGATATGACATTCGGACCGCTTATCGTGGAAGATCTTGCGTTCTGCGAAAAGGACATGGTATGCGGTGCCTTTGTCAGCAGGAGGCCGCCATACGGCCCGTGCGTTTATACCGATATTTCAGATCCGGGGAACATGAAAAAAGTGGAAGACTTCGGCACCGTGCCCTTCCGTGTTGACGGGTGCGGATTTGCCGCGGTACTGACATCCGTGAACCTTCTGGACGAAGTGCAGAGGATCTTCGGGACATGCTTCCTGCCGACTGACAAATACGGTGAAGACCTTGCGTTCTGCGACAGGGTCAAACAGCTGGGTCGTGAGATCTGGTGTGATCCTTCCGTGAGGCCTGGGCATATTGCCCATGTTCCGGTGTATGCCGGCGAGCATCTCTTTGGAGGTGATGGAAAGTGACGCGCGTACTGATCGCCGCGCCGCTGCGGCAGGATCCGAAGATCTTCGAGGAATACCAGAAGGGGCTGGACAGCCTCATCATACCGGACGGCGTAAGCGTCGACCGGTATTTTGTTGTGAATGACTGCGATAACGTGATTCCGTATATCCGGAACGCGGAGTACGACGTCGTAAACAACGGAGCAATGATGTACCAGGATCACCTGTGGACGGGGGAACTGGTCGGCAACATGGCAACCTACAGGAACATGACGATCCGGAAGGCGCTGGACGGGGGGTATGATTTCCTGCTCAGCGTGGACACGGACCTTGTCCTGGAGGAGCACACCCTGCAGCAGCTGCTGGAGGATGACAAGGACTGTGTAGCCGGAATGTTCTGGACGAACGGGTGGAGCAACTGCTGGATGTACGACCAGGTGAGCGAGAACAATCTGCCTGAATGGCAGACGCCGGGCGTGTATCGCGTAGGCGGCACCGGGGCGCTGTTCCTGATCAAGCGGAAGGTGCTTGAGGCCGGCGTTGACTATACACCAATCCCGAACCTGCGGAAGGCGGTGTTCGGCGAAGACCGGCACTTCTGCATCAGGGCAGTGTGCAACGGGTTCGAGCTCTGGGCGGATAACCATTGCCAGCCGGTACATCTCTACAGGAACAAACAGTATGACGACTACATTGGCGGGAGGGCGAAACCATGTTTCAGGAAGTGAAAGACACGCTTCCGATCAGCGGCGACGATTACGACGCCCAGATCATTATGGAGATCAAAGCCTGCGCGCTTGACCTGACCACATCGGCAGAGATCACGCTGCCGGGCACGATCGCGATCACGCGGACGCAGAGCCAGCAGGGGGTGTGGACGATTACGGACACGAGCACGCTGACGGACGAGCTGATCATCACGGCGATCTCCGTGTGGTGCAACATGCGGATCGGGAACCCGCCGAACTATGACAACCTGCTGAAGGCTTACGAAAGCCTGAAGGGC